AATGGTTGGGAAGTTTATCATCAAAGTTTAGGTAACACTAAATATATTCAATTACATACAACAGCTGCAGCAAGTACAAGTGCTACAAGATGGAATGACACATCTCCAACTAATAGTGTCTTTACAGTAAATACAGAAAATGGTGTAAATAAAAGTGGTAGTAATTTAGTAGCTTACTGCTTCGCAGAAAAAACTGGTTATAGCAAGTTTGGTTCTTATAATGCAACAGGAACAAGTAATGATGGTCCTTTTATTTACACTGGATTTAAACCCTCTATAGTAATAATTAAAAAAACTAATGCTACTGATAACTGGTATTTGTTTGATAATACTAGAAATCCTTTTAATCCTGAAACAAAATTGCTTTATCCTAATCTTAGTGATGTTGAATATACAGGTCTTTCAGCAGGTTGGTTAAATTTGGTAAGTAATGGTTTTAAAGTAATAACTTCAAATGCAGGAGTAGGAGGTGGTGATAGCTATATCTACATGGCATTTGGTCAATCGTTAGTAGGAACTAACAACATACCAGCAACTGCGAGGTAAACCGTGTTAGGGATTACCGCACTCTCACAATCTCCGATAGCTTCATTAGGTGGAACTAATAGAACTGTTGCAGTTACAGGTTCTCAACTTACAGGAAGCGTTGGAGCTTCAACTGTAATTGGAAATGCAAATATAAATGTAACAGGTATTCAATTATCTGCTAACATTGGATCAATTACTGCAGCATTAAATACTCCTGTAAGCGTAACAGGTTCACAATTAACAATGGCTATGGGAGAAGAATCTCTTGTAGGAAATGCAACAGTATCGGTCACAGGATCACAACTAGGTTTATCACTTGGAACTTATTCAGTAAGTGCTGATGGTAATGTAAGTGTAGTTGTTACTGAACATGATATAGTTACATCAATTGGCGCTCTTCAAAGTGTGACTGGAGACGCAAATATTAATGTTACAGGAACACAAATAACAGCTAGTCTTGGTGAAGAAACAATAGATGTTAATACTCCTGTAAATGTTACAGGTTCTCAATTAACAACAGCAATAAATTCAATAACAATAGATTTAAATACAGAGGTTTCGGTAACAGGTATTCAATTAACTGGCTCTATAAATGGTCCGTTAATTACGGCTTGGTCTAATGTAGATCCTAATGTTACTAACACTTGGACTGAAGTAAATAAAGGAGTTTCTAATACTTGGACGGAAGTTGATATAGCAGCTTAAAAAGAGTATAATACAAAATTATGGCATCAACATTTTCTTCAGATCTTAAACTTGAGCTTATGGCCACGGGTGAAAACTCGGGTACATGGGGAACTAAAACAAATACAAATTTAGAACTTGTTCAACAAGCTATAGCAGGTTTTGAATCTATTTCTCTTTCAAGTGGTTCTACTACAGCTTTAGTTATGAGTAATGCGTCTATTTCTACTGCTAGAAATATGGTAATTAAGTTTGCAACAATTACATTATCAGGTGCAACAACAGTAACTATACCAGATTCCATAGAAAAATTTTATATTTTTGATTGCAGATTAATTACTAATCCAACAAACCTTACAATTAAAACTGCATCGGGAACTGGATTTACATTAGATGCTTCAAAAATTTATGCTGCATATGCTGATGGTACAAATTTAAATGAAGTTTCATTAGATACTCTAGGAGGTACTATTGGTTCAACATCTATTGCTGATGATGCTGTAACAAACGCAAAAATTGCTGACGATGCAATTCGTGCAGCACAAATTTCAAACAACGCTGTAGTAACTTCGACTATCTTAGATAATAACGTAAGCACAGCTAAAATTGCTAACAATGCTGTGACAGCTGACAAACTACAAAGAAAATTTACAATTAGTACATCAAGTCCATCCGGAGGAAATGATGGAGACATTTGGTTTAAATATTCATAGGAGTTTAAATGGCTAATACCTATGGCAAAGTATCAGGAACATTTGAAGAGATAGACAACGCATACGGAAAAGTATCAGGTGTTTGGAAAGAAGCAGATGAAATTTACGGTAAGGTTTCTGGTGTTTGGAAACTAGTCTTTGCAGCTTTTCAAGCAGGTTCAATTCAAACATTAAGTTCTGGTTCTGGAACTTTTGCAGTCCCTCAAGGCGCTAACGCAATTCACATCCAAGCCGCAGTAGGTGGTGGTGGAGGTGCTGTGACTGGAGCCGACTATGATAAAGCAGGGGGTGAATCTTCAGGAGCAGGTGGAGGATCGGGTGGCTATATTTCAGATAAAGTTCTTACCGTTGTTCAAGGAGAAACAATAAGCTACTCAATAGGATCAAGTGGTGCAGCAGGTAATCCTGGTAATAAATTTAATGCTACTGCAAGTGGCGGAGGTACTTCAACTTTATCAGGTTCAACTACAGGATCTTTATTTTCATTAACTGGTGGTGGAGGATCATCAGGTACGGGTGGTGGAGTTAAAGGACCTTTAAGATCTAACACTGCAGGGACAGGAGGATCAGCTACTATAAGTGGTTCATCAATTACGTCAGGAACTTTTAGAGATTCTGATGGTAGTACGAAAAATGTAACTAGTTTAAATAGTGGACCAAAAGGTGTTTTTAATGATTCTGGATCTGGTGCAACAGGCTCAAACAATGGTAACTGTGGAGGAGACAACTGTAGAATAGGTGGTTCAACGGGTGCGCCATCTTACGCAGGAACTATTGCAGGAGGTGCAGGAGGTTCATCTGGTGGTTCTGGTACAAATGGAACGGCTGGGACTAGAGGATCTGGTG